CTGTCAACTTGGCTTCGCGGTTAGAGGGACAGAGCAAACCATATCACGTTCGTATTATCATCGGTGAACGCACAGCTGAACTGCTTGGCGGAGCATATCCATTAGCAGAGCTTGACTGTATCGCTGTTAAGGGAAAATCAAAAGGCGTTAGGATCTACACGATTGTCAATGGAACAGGGATAGATCATACGTATCTAAAAACTCATAAAGACTTCATTAAGCAGTATCGTTATCAAAACTGGGATAACGCATTACAGTATATTAAAGTGTTACGAAATGCGTTCAAAGGCGAACTCACCGAATACTACGGGATGATGGAGGAGCGTATCGAAGAGTTACGAAACGCCGATCTACCCAAAAACTGGGATGGAGTATATCGCGCCACATCAAAATGAATAAATAGGGGAAGTATTCAATGGAGCTTCCTCGATGGCAACAACTTCGTCTAGACAAGAATTTAAGGACTATATTTTACGTCGCCTCGGTGCTCCTGTAATCGACATCAATGTTGATGATGAGCAGGTTGAAGATCGTATCGACGACGCTCTGCTCAAGTTCCGTGATTATCACTATGACGGTACGGAGCATGTATATCTTCCATATCAAGTTACAGCTGAAGATCGTGTCAATAAGTATGTGACGCTCCCAGAAGGGATTATTGGCGTAACTCGTATCTTTGATATCAACGATTCATACAATGCTATGAATCTGTTCAATATCCGCTATCAGCTTCACCTCAACGAACTGTTCAACATTTCCAGCGTATCGGTAACGCCATACGTTGTTGCGATGCGTCACATCGAGTTCCTAGAAGAAGTGTTCGTAGGTAAAAAGCCAATCCGTTTCAATCGTCACATGGATAAGCTCCACATCGACATGAAGTGGGATGAGGACGTTCAGGTCGGACAGTATATCATCATCGACTGCTATCGCACAGTTGATCCAGACGTATATACCGATGTATGGAATGATCCATGGCTTAAGCAGTATGCGACTGCTCTCGTTAAGCGTCAGTGGGGTGAAAATCTTAAGAAGTTTGAAGGCATGAATCTTCCAGGTGGATTGACATTCAACGGTCAGAAAATTTGGGACGAGGCTCGCGAAGAAATCGAGAAGCTAGACAACGAAGTAATTAACAGTTACTCGCTGCCTGTTACTGACATGATCGGATAACGATGGCCACGAACAAATACTTTAACTATTTCACGTTCGGTCGTGAACAAGATACTGCTGAAGACTTGATTATTGAATCAATCAAGATTCATGGTCTTGACGTGAAGTATTTACCGCGCACTATTATCGGACCCGACGCGCTTCTTGGCGAAGATCCTTTGTCAGAGTTCAATGATGCGATTGACATCGAAATGTATGTCAAGAACACGCAGAACTTTGAAGGCGAAGGCGATTTCCTTTCAAAGTTTAATCTTGAAATTCGCGACTCTATGACTCTTGTCATGGCGCGCAAACGTTGGGAACAAGTATCTAACGAAAAAGTTCTGACTGAAGTCGGATACAACATTCAACTTGAAGAAGCGAACACTGGACGTTGGGCTAACTCGGTCGCGCTTCGTTTAGAAACAGGATCAACAGAGCAGTATCAAACGACTTCGCCACGTCCATTCGAAGGCGACTTCATTTACTTCCCTCTCAATAAAAAACTATACGAAGTCAAGTTCGTAGAGCACGAGCAAGTGTTTTATCAGCATGGTAAGCTCTACACATACGAGCTGCGTTGCGAACTTGTAGATCGTATGGGTGCTATCGATATCAATACTGGTAATACGGAAATTGATCTTATCGAAACCAACTATAGTCAAGATATCCTTACGTATCAATTCCTTTACGAAAATGGAGATACGCTCCAGAACGAAGACGGCGAATACGTTCTTCAAGAGTATAGAGTTGAGACACAAACCAAAACAGCCAACAACGAAATTTACTTCAGGAAGTCACTTGATTTCATTGACTTCAGTGAACGTAACCCATTTTCTGAAGTGGATCGCTACTAATGTTCGGATCACAGTTTTACCATCAGTCGCTGCGTAGATATGTTATCATGTTTGGTAACATGTTCAACGATATCGTGGTTCGTCAATATGACGCCAACGGAAACAATGTAAAAGCGATCGCTGTTCCTCTTTCGTATGCGCCTAAAGAAAAGTTCTTAGTTCGAACAGTGGCTGATCCTAATCTAGATCGTCCAGTTGCTATTCAGCTTCCAGCGATGAGCTTTGAGATGACCACGCTCAACTACGATGGGACTCGCAGACTGAACTCGCACAATCGCAACGTCAAAGTTACAACGGACGAAGATAAGTTAGATTTCAACTATGCGCCTGTTCCATACGATTTGCAGTTCAATCTGTATGCTTATGTTCGTAATGCTGATGATGGCGCACAGATTCTCGAACAGATCGTTCCATACTTTGGTCCAGAGTGGACTAATAGCGTTCGAATCATTTCGCAAACGAATATCACACAGGATATTCCTACGATTCTAAACACAGTTTCAATCGAAGATACTTATGAAGGCGATTTCGAAAATCGTCGCGCTTTAATCTATACGTTTGATTTCACTGTAAAAGCATACTTCTACGGACCTGTTCGTCGCCAGGGTATCATCAAGCGCACTCAAATCGACTTTGGCATTGTCACTGCAAACAGTGGAAGTAAGATCACGCTCGAAGATGTTGCGCAAACAGGACGCAGCTCACGTATCGTTATTCAGCCTGGTTTGTTGGCTAATGGAAGCCCAACGACCAATAGTGCTGCGTCTATTCCATATAATCAAATTGATGCAGATGATGATTATGGATTCTGCTCTAATACGTTCTTCTATACTGATGGTCGTAAATATAATCCTGTTACTGGACAAGATCAATGAGTGAAAAAACGAATTTTGAAATTAGTGTAGAAAATGCACTAAACCTGCCAGCTTCTCCTCCAATGGTCGAGATGTTGCCGCCCGTGGAGGTAAGTTCAGATGTGGATGATGATTTCGCAACGGCTCGTAACAATTTACACAACATTATCCACAAAGGGAATGATGCTCTTGAAGAAGCTCTGTTGGTGGCAAAGACTTCCGAGCACCCAAGAGCCTTTGAAGTCGTCGGAGGTCTTATCAAGACGCTGGTTGACGCTAACAAAGATTTACTTGACATCCAGAAAAAACTAAAAGATTTAAAGAAAACTGATGAGGAGAAAAATCCTCAGTCAGTTCATGCGCAGAATGCGATCTTTGTCGGTAACGCAGCCGAGCTTCAGCAATTAATCAATGGTAGGAAGTGATGGCTGTAAAAACGTATCTTGGTAATCCTAATCTTAAAGCTGCTGGTGTCATTCATCAATACACAAGAGAAGAAGTTGAAGAATATATCAAGTGTGCCAAAGACGTAGAGTATTTCGCTCGTAACTATATCAAAATCGTTAACGTTGATCGCGGACTGATTCCGTTTCGTATGTGGGATTTCCAAGCGAAGATGTTGCATACTTTTGCCAACAATCGCTTTTCTATCTGCAAGCTCCCTCGTCAGGTTGGTAAGTCAACAACATCGGTTGCATATATCCTTTGGCTTATCCTATTCACGGATCAACAGAACGTAGCCATCCTCGCGAACAAGGGAGCGCTCGCGCGTGATCTGCTCGCGAAGCTCCAGCTCGCATACGAATACCTTCCTAAGTTTTTACAACAGGGCGTTGTTACTTGGAACAAAGGTAACATTGAATTGGAAAACGGATCAAAGGTCGTAGCAGCTGCTACTTCATCGAGCGCCATCCGCGGTGGATCTTATAACCTAATTTTCCTCGACGAGTTCGCGTTCGTGCAGCGTAATCTTGCTGATCAGTTCTTTGCTTCTACGTATCCTACGATTTCATCTGGTAAGACAACCAAGATCATTATCGTTTCTACGCCTAACGGTATGAATCACTTCTACAAGATGTGGACTGACGCAGTTGACGCTAAGAGCGAGTATAAACCAATCGAGATTCACTGGTCAGACGTTCCTGGTCGAGACGAGGAATGGAAAAAGCAAACCATCGCTAACACCAGCGAAGAACAGTTCCGTCAGGAGTTTGAGTGCGAGTTCATTGGATCGTCGCATACGCTGATCCATCCAATGAAGCTCAGAGAACTAGCGTGGGCCCAGCCAGTAAAAGATAAGTTCGGATTGGATATCCATGAAATGCCTGATCCAAGGAAACTTTATATTGGTGTGTTTGACGTATCCGAAGGCGTAGGCGGAGACTACTCCGCTATGTCTATATTTGACGTGACTCAGTTCCCATACAGACAGGTGGCTAAGTTCAGGAGTCGAGAAATCACTCCACTTATGTTTCCAGACGTGATCTATCGCTTCGCAAAGATGTATAACAACGCATGGATACTAGGCGAAACGAATAACATTGGTCAGCAGGTCGTTCAGTCTCTGTTTACAGATCTTGAGTATGAAAATGTGATTGCTACATTCACTAAGAACAAAAATATCAAGGTTGGCGGCGGATTTAGTTCTAGATCAGCTTTTGGTATTCGAACAACGAAATCTGTTAAGAAAATTGGTTGTTCGAACTTAAAAACTATCGTAGAATCTAATAAGCTCGTTATCAACGATTTTGATACGATCGAAGAGCTGACTACTTTCGTTGAAACTAAGGATACATACAAGGCTGAAGAGGGATGTCATGATGATTTGGCTATGACTTTGGTGCTCTTTGGATGGCTTATCACTCAGCCATACTTCAAAGATTTGACAAATAATGATATTCGCAGAAACTTAGCGAACGAAACGATGAGAGAAGTTCATGAAGATATCCTTCCAGCAGGATTCATAGACGACGGTGGAGCCGTCCAATCCATGGAAGATTCAGGAGATCCGTCGTTGGGAGCAGGATTTGACGACATGAGATTTGGATAAAAGTCCTTTTTTTATAAATAAAACGAGTAGGATTTAAGGCACGAAGAAGCATACTTCGTTACATAAAAGGAGATAAGTCCGATGGGTTTCCAAGTTTCTCCAGG